CACCAAATGCGGTGCCTACTTTAATTGAACCACTTATCCACCACATTAAAAGAAATCCAATTATGGTACTTATAATACGATACGATATGGTTTTAGCTATATGTCTCTTAATCAACGGCATATTCTATAACATCTCCATCGGTGTCCATATAACCTTTTCTAATCTTTGTTCCACTAATCAATTCAACATCTGCGGGTGGATGATGGTGAATAACATCATAACCAACTCCTCTACCATAGTTCACACTTTCAATATCAGGAATTACACTTATTAGTATTTTTTTAGAATTTTCTACAAAAAAGGGTTCTTTACACAAATCCATCATTACTTGGTGTGCTGATTTAGGATTGTTCTCATCTTTAGGAACATCTCTAATTGCAACCCATACATTTTTTCCTTTATCCAGTTGTTGTCGGATTAACCATTCGTGTCCGGCGTGCCATGTCTGCCATCTACCTATAAACATTGCGTATTTTTTCATTTATATAAAGTTTAATATTGCTAAATCTTTTTGTTTTGCTTCTACCATAATATCAACATCATTATCGTATGTTTCTGGTACCATTTGAATATAATCGGAATGTGCTTGTGGTTTCTTGCCAGTTGCACTTTCGGAATAATGAACAATTGGTTTGATATCTAATGGCCATGTTGATATTGCCAATTCTAATGCTTGTTGTTCGGATAAATCACCTGTGTTAAATGTATGATGGTGGTAATCAAATACAATAGGAATACCTATCTTTTTGTGAATATACATTAAATCCTTAACAGAGTACATACTAGCCTTATCATCATTTTCAATTGTAAGACGATTTTTAACCGATTCTGACAATCTTTGGAAATTAGTGATAAATCTGTTCATTGCAGTGATTTTATCTCCGTAAACACCATTACAATGAATATTAATCTTATTGTAAGGAGTTTTAGATAATCCCATAGCATCCATAATTTTACCATGTACCTCCAAATCCTTAATTGTATTCAAAACTACGGACTCTTTAGGTGAAACTAATACATTGAATGGTCCTGGATGAAAAGTTAATCTCTGTCCGTATTTATTTGATTTATCACCACATTTTTGTAGTATGGTTGATATTTTTTTCCAATCTTTTAATTGTGAAAATTCGTATTCTGTAGCCCATGGAAACATATCACTACTCATTCGGTAAAACTTAATACCGTTTTGTTCATTCCAATCTATAATTCGTTCTAAATCGGCAACATTTTGTAGTACTAAGTCCGAAACATACTCCAAACCCTTCTGTGTAAAGGTTTTCTTAATCATTGTTCGGTTAGTAGTAACTTTTTTACCTAACGATAAGTTTATACAAGCGTATCCTAAATTCATGTAGGTAATATACGAAATTAATTCTAAAATACCAACTATTTTTTGGATTTTTTATAAGTCATCCAATAATTCACTGCATTTTGGTCATTTATCCATTTTGACTTATCAGACCAATCAAAATCATCTTTTGCATAATAAGGAAATAAATTTCTAATACCCAATTCCCTTTCTTTATGACCTTCTGGTGACCACTCATCTATCATTCCGTCATTATTCGTATCATATCCATCAATCGTTCCATCACCATCCAAGTCAATAGGAATCCTAATAATTGAATTTTCATTTTTTTTGTAATTCTCATCTTTTTCGTTTTCGTTAAGAATATTTTCCACTATAACATCGGTTTCTTTCTCTTTTGTAGAATATTTTCCACTATCTCCATAAATTTGATAATTTTTTTCCATTAAATCATCCAATTTTTCAGAATCGTATCTAAATTCTTCTCTCTTTTTACTAATCAAACCATTAAATGCGATAATTAGAGCTACTGCTAATGGGTCAAACACTATTACAATCAAAAATATGAAGAATTTTACAACATTTTTCATTTCCATACCAAATGCCTCAGCTACAAAACGAAATCCACCTACTTCTTTCTCCAAATCTAAGTTTTTTAACTTAATTTCGTTGATTTTTTCGGTATTTTGAGCATTTTCAGTTTGTAAAACATCAATTTTTTTGTTAATTTGGGAAGTTTGACGGTCTTTATTATCAATTGAACGTAAAAGACGAGAATTTACCTTACCTTTATCTAAAATCGTTGATTGTGTTGAGGATAATTGACCCAATTGAGTGTTTAATTGAGTGATTTGAGCTGTATTTTGGTCGATTTTTGTTTGATAAACAGCAATTTCTCTATCTACTACTTGTAATTTAAGTGATTGTGCCTGAAATGCGTTAGATAAATAACCAAAAATACCGGCAGAAGTGATTAACATAAGAACTCCTACTGAAATTGTAAGATACCATTTGTTAAAACCACCGATTTCATCCCATTTTTGTTTCAAATAGGTTGCAGCAACTAACTTTGCAAGTTCTAATGAAGATGCCATTATCATCACCGATAGAGATGCACCCGCAAATAAAACTCCTAAACCTGTTACTGAAAAGAACGCTGCACATCCGGCGATAATTAGTGCAGAAAATCCGACTAAATATCTAAGCCAATTCATTTATCTATTAATTCTGGTTAATTCCGAAATACGCTCTACTATTTTTCTAGCGTCTTCTAATGTAGTATGTGCTTCTGATGGTGATAATTGTTGTGCACCGGTAATTCCATTCTGCAAGATTCTTAATTTACCATCCAAAGCTTCTAATAATCCTTGTATTTTTTCATTGTATATCATAATAATAAGTATTTTTAAAAATAAAAAAAGGTAGAAGTGTTTAATCTTCTACCTTTGTAATATACAAAAAATAACTGAATTAACCAACTTTAAGGGTTAATTTTTTGGGTTTGGACTCCTCTTTCTTTTCAAGAGTAATTGTTAAGATACCATTTTTAATTTCAGCCTTTGCCTGTCTGCCATCATAGTTTTTACCAATAGTAATTCTTTCTTCAATATCTGAAACCAATTGATTAAATGGATTTTCTTTATCTTCTTGTGATTTTTTTGCTTTGATTTCAATCTTATCTTCATAACAATTGATTTCAATGTTTTTAGGGTCGTGTCCTAATACTGATAATGCCATTGTTGCAACATCATCTTTAATTTGTACTGCAAATTTTGAAGGAACATATGTTGTTGTTTTTGTTGCCTGTTCCCATAATGGATGATTTGTGATACTATCCATAATTCTGTCAATCTCTGAATAAAACATAATTTATAAGTTTTTTAGTTAATAATACTCTATATAGTTCAATTACTATACCAAAGTATTTTTATTGACAAAATGTCATTAGATTGTGTTATCTTGTCGTTCAATAATTGTAGACATGTGGTCTGCCCAATGCATAATAAATTGTAACTTATAAACCAATTGTTTCTTCAAGTCGTGACCTGCTAAATACTTTTGATTATCTTCATCATACATACCATCGGTAAGTTTGATTGCAAAATATTCTTTCTCATTATACTGAATACCATAGTGATTTAATGTAAAGAATGTTCTATCGGTTAAGGTCATATAAGGGATTTTCTCATTACGAACAAAAAGAGTTCCGTATTTCTTTTGAGACCATTCATCTTGATTTGGTAGATAATGTAATTCACCCTTAATACCCAACTTTCCCAAATCGTGATGCAAACAACTGAATACCAATTCTTCTTCTGTAAAATCTATAATACCACCTTGTGCAATAAACAAATCTCTCATTTTAAGAGCATTCTTTGTTACATTAAAGATGTGGTCAATATAACCACCTACATATGCGTTATGATAATGTTTGGAGCCTGATGCTGCTGATAATGTTAAGTTAATACCTAACTCTTCTTCGGAATACATATGGAGTAATTTCTCCAATCTTTCACCTTTAAAATACTTTTTAAGAACTGCGATAAATTTATCGTAATTTGCTTTTAAGTCTTGTTCTGATTTTAATTTCATACTTTTAGAGTTTAATTGTTTATAATACTCTAATATACGAAAAATATCTGAACTTACCAAATATATTATTGTGGGTTTTTCTTAATAAAATCTAATATTTGTTTTGCAATATATTCATAACCATAATAATTTGGATGTACTATATTTTTTGGTTTAATAAAATTTCTTTCCAAAAATGTATATTCTAATTTTTTACCACCCAAAAGCCT